TACGTAGAGCAGCTTATCGTTCTGGCACGTGGTCACATCCAATGGGTACTTGATGGCTGTTTGAGAGCGCGAGAGTCCACACTGCACTTTGAGCAGGGGGATTGTCAGGTTCTGATAGATGAGCCAGCGCTTGAGCACCACCGGTGAGGTCTCCTCGATCATCATGAACACGTGGGCGCTGAGCCCCTTGTCGATGATGCCCATACTTGAGCTGTACTGAATGACGTAGGACGTCTGCCGGAATGGCTCGGGAAGGAGTTCGATGAATGCTTCCACACTGTCTACGCCTTCGAGTCCGTCAACATCCAAGCATACCCACTTGGTGCTGACCTCAGGGAAGGTGTGCCCAGCGCGTGGTTCTCCGGTCAGCTTGCGGTCGAGCAGGCCCTTGAGGAGGCAACCCCCCATGAGTCCTACCTCCTTGACGACTTCGGCGAGACCCTCTACCCCCTCGGGGTTGAGGCGGATAGAATTAAAGTTCTTAACATGAGGGTAGGAGTCGACTTTGACCTCCCCATTGTCGAGATGAAATGACTTGGCTAGAGGGGTCTTATCAGCTGCGAACAGCGTGTCGATTGCTACCTTCATGGGTGCCTCGGAAGTGGAACACTGGGATCGGAGGAGAGTAGCGTGTTTGCAGATATAGTGCAAGATCTACAAGAAGCTCAGATCTTAGAGCTTGGCGCTCAGCCGAGATCATGAACGAGTACCGTACAGGTTACATACAGGTTACGTGAAGTAGAGTCGTAAGTAACTGAATCTATTCACTGTTACAGTTTAAGTGTAATTACTATAACTATAACTAATAACTATATATGTATCTGTTGCAGATCTCAGATACCTATATGTACGTACAAAGGTTTGAACGAACCGTAACACCGTTACGCAGAGCTGAGTTCGATGCCGGTGTGCTCGGGGCACACTGACCACAGGGCACTCGCGATGTGGGCTGATCCAAGCAGGATACAGATTCCTATTACGATGGTCATGCCCCACATGTGCCAGGCTCGGCGCTTGATCACCGCGTGGAGGTCAGGCCGGAGTACGACCTTGTTGATGTTGGTGGTCATGAGAGTCTCCTGAGATTGTGAAGGTTCACTTCCATGGCATCACCCGTGACGGGCTCCAATCCCTGCATATCGTGTTCGGCGACGCAGGTATTGCCCTTCCAGTGAACCGTGCATGAGTGGACGAAGCCGGAGCCAACGGCGAGGCTGAACATCCTCTCGTCATCTTGACCGACGAATGCGAAGCTGGCTTCGAATAGCAGTGTGCCCTTGTCGGTCCACAGCCTGGCGGTGACTGTGAACCCTGGGTCCTTGTCCGGATCCTCCTGATCCTCGTTGAAGATCTTGATGACCCAGTTGGGGATCTGAATCCGCTCAGTTGTCTCCGTCGTCATCGGTCTGCTCCCCATCGGCCCAGTCATCGCCGAACAGGGTGGCACCCAGCTGAGCGACACCGGCGTTGAGGCAATCCTTGAGCTTGGTGGGCAGAGGGTCGGTGCTCATTGTGGTGACCCACCGCTTGTGCCCCTCGGTTGCCAGCTCCTTGGTGTCGTATGCTTCGACGATGACCATCCTGCCGTGGTTGTAGCCCTTGTGCTCGACTGCTGTCTCGTATGGTTGTCTGCCATCGGAGACACCAGCGGTACTGATGAAGCCCCAGTCGGTATCCTCACGGCCTACCATGCGGGACTCGTAGGTGCCAATGTCATTGAAGAACTCAAACATTTGGTGCGGTCCTCTTGTGGAGCCAGCCAGCGATGATGTCCCTGCGCTCGGTGGCGAACTTCTTGATCAGCTCCAGCTTGCTCTCGAAGTCAGAGCCATCGGTGTGCTCCCTGAGGGTGCTATTCAGCTGGCCCATGATTACAGCGGTCTGGGCTTTGGTCAGTCGAGCATCCACACCACAGGTGTAGACGCGACGCTGGCAACAGAACTGTTTGTGGGTGGTGTCAAACAACCGTGTGGCCCTAATGGCATTAGGGCGCGTTGTGCTGACGTGCAGTGCGGTGACGATGTCACCGTTGTTCATCTTATAGAACTTCATGCTTACTCCTGCAGATGATTGGTTTCGATGCGGTTCTCTTTCTTGAGCTTGACCACGAGATTACTGCAGTCGTGCAGCAGGTCAGGCTCACTGTCTCTGATGACGTCGAGCACCTGTTCTAGGAACTCCTCACCCTGATGTGTAAGCCACACACCAGGTATACATGACCAGGCAGTGTCTGTGTCGTGCAGCTCCTGGAGCGAGGACCAGAATCTGACTGGATGCTGATGCTCGGGCATCATCATCTCGTTCATGAGTGTCTGCTCCGAGACATCACGAATGTCTTCCTCTTCTCCGAGATGGTGGGTCCAGTATTCACTGATGAGGTCTTCGACAGAGCCGGAGACGTCCACTGCCCAGTCCCACAGCTCTTCCAGCATGCAGCGCCCCACGGCACAGAACTTCTTCTCGCCGTTGGTGACTACGTATTGGCATGACTTGGTGACCTTCTCTTCCATCTTCCCTGGGTAGTCAGGATCCTGGGTGTGGTAGGTCTCTCTCTTGATACCACGGAGGTCGTTGTTCTCCCCATAGTAGTCCAGGGTCTCGTAGAGTGTCTCAAGCATGTTCATGCAATTCTCCTTTTCTGACTCGTGCGTGGGTTGTATTCCCAGATGGTGAGATGGCGGGGCTTGACCGTTACTCTTTCAGTCTTACCGAACGGTGTGTCCCGCTCCTCAAGGAATGAGTGCTCCATTGCAGTCTTGGCTGCAATGATCTCTGTCTTGTTGAGTGACCAGTGCATGGTCTGCCCATGGCTCTTCAGCTCATAGAAGTTGCGCCTGGTGTTGATAGCGATGCGCCTGTCATCGATGACGATGTCAGTCATGCATCGGATGAAGCCCATGATCTTGTTCTTCTTCCATTCAGAGTCTAACCGCTTGCGGCGTGCGTGCTCGATTTTGTGAGCGGGCATGTCGCTGCCTTCTACCTTGAGCTTTGGGGCTTTCATTTACGGGGACCTCCTCGTAGAAAAAGAACCAGGTGCTCCAGAGCAACCCGGTGAGTACGATGCCACCAATAGCAGCTGTCATGGCACCACTGTAGGTGCCTGCGAATATGACGAGCATGCATGTGGTGAATATGGCGTCAATGACCCAGTGGTACCTAAGAAGGAACCGGCGTATCGGGCATGACATGATCGCCACGTAGAATACAAGTGCGGTCGCGAGGCCAGGCAGAATGAATCCTGCAATACTGTCCATCTTTGTTTCCCCTGAGTGTGTGCCTGTTGTCCCAGACGGTGAATGTGAACCAGGAGCTGATGACGTAGTTAGCAACTCCCAGCTGGTCTGCAGACGGCATGTACCAAATGGCATCGAGTATGATGCCCCCCATGATCACCAGGCATGGAGTGAGCAGTGCCCACTCACCCCAGCTGAGTTTAGAACGCATCTTCATGGTCAACTCCTTTCGTGACCTCGGTCTCATTGAAGATCTCGTCCCAGCTGGTGGGTGTGATGCCAGTCATGATGAACTCACGCTGGTCATCGGTGAGGTGGCGCATCACATCCTGGATGTTGCGTCCACCATTACGCCACTGATCGAGCTGTTGCTCGGTGACAGGGAGGTCAAGCGTGTTACGCACGCCTGTGAGTGGGTCGATGCGAGTGAATATCATATGATCCATTCCTTTATTGGTTTGATTGACCACTTGTTGTCATCGAACTCATGTATCTGACCAAGCTCAGTGTCGAGGATGTGATCCCAGTCAGTGTGAGAGCAGTGACATGCCATTGCATCTTTAATAGTGTCGAAGTCATCGACGAAGTCAGATGCACCACCACCGGGGTAGTAGCATTCACCAGCGAATACGAGATATCTCTTCATAGCGGCTCTCCTTTGATTTCCTCGTACTGGCTCATCACCTTGTTGATGAGGAAGTTCTGAAGCGTGCGCGTCATGTCCATCATGCGCGTCTCATGGTGTAGCAGCTCCTCCCACAGTGTGCCAGCCACCATCTTGGTGCCCATGCTGAACACCTCTTTGGAGAGGAACACCTTGCCGTTCCTGCTCAGCCCTAGTATGCCTGTGCCCAATGATTTGCAGATGATGATGTCAACATCATCAGGGCATGTGCCCAAGCCACGACATACCTGCATGGATTTATGCAGCATGGATTGCTCAATCTTGTTGAGAGGGACTGAGTCATTCATGTTGATGCTCTTACGAGCATGATATTCATACAGCTTGCGTGCTTCAGGGCTTACTGAACCACTGAAGTCCTCGGCAAGGGGCTCCATGACTTCCATGAACTCTGGACTCACGTTGAGTCCTTGTCCATACGCCATGTGGGCTTCCAGCGTGCCATCAGGAGCGAGTACACAATTCTTGATGAACTCTTTATTGCTTGAGCTAGCAATAACACCACCGATGGGTGACTCCCAGATGAAATGGTATTTGAATGTGCGGTCTTCGGTGAGTTCGGCTGTGTACTTATAGTTCCATGTGTACACGCTGGGCTTGCTCAACTCACCCACACGGATACCACGATAGAACATGTATTTGGACTCACCCTCATATGGCTCGATGATGCCATCAGGGGTGACAGGGCTTCTGTTCTCGATGAAGTACTGGCCCTTGTTCATGTATGCATCATAGAACTTAGGGTGTTTGACGGCGACGATGGTGTGTTGTTCCCATGCATCAGGGATGCTGGGTATGTTCTCAACGATGACACCATTCTCATCGAGCGTGTTGCAGTACAGCTCACGGAATGCCATCCACATCTCCCAGCTCTGCCCCAGCTCAGTGGTGAAGGGTAGGTCGTACTCTTTCAGGCAACTGTGCATCGTGATGGCCTGATACTCCTTGGTCCTGAAGTTGTCATCATGCACGTTGAAGTCGTAGCGCATGCCATCACTCTCGATGTACAGCTGTGCACCATTACGTAAGAGGATGGCGATGGCATACTTGAGCCCAGTGCCGAAGTAGCCAATGGGATTCTCCCCCTGTTTAGCTGAGAGTCCAAAGACAGTGATGGACCGCATGTCCAGCATGCCTGGTGTCACGAAGTAGAGGGTGTTATTCACTGTTGACTCCTGCCATGAATATGTCTGTTTCCATGATGCGTCTGTTCGTGGCCTGCACCCGAATCAGGAGATCTTTATGGTAGGGACCATGATTGGATCCGATGTGGGTGAGGAGAGCTGTTGCAGCCTCAGCCATCTCTTTTGCATCCTTGGTCACGAGGTACAGCTGTTGCTCAAGCGTGCGTGCACCATCATGCATCTGCTGTTGGTATTTGATGTCCACGATTGTCTCCTGTTCATTTGTGATGTACGTTCACTGTTTAGTGAACACATAAAAAAAGGGCCACTGCGCCATCCAGAGGGTACGGATGACGACAGTGGCCCAAACGCCGCAGATTGGTTTGGCCCCTTTACGCTCGTCGGCTATGCCGTGTCCTGCGCTCTCCCAAGGGGCTAGAGGAGTTAACACACACACGCACGCGTCTGTGTGGTAACTCAATCATGATTGTTCCAGAACCATATCTGACGTGGTGTGAGTGGGCGCACCACGCATCGCATGACATATTGCTCAAGGCCAGTGTTCTCTGCATCGCACTCTTGCCCACGTTTCATTGCTCCACCAGCTCCTGTCTTCTTGACAGGGTATGATTTAGACACACGCTTGGTGTAAGCAGCCTCACGCTCTAGCTGTATGTACCACTCTCTAGTGGTCCACATATGTTACCCCCACGTTAACCTGGCCCCGGCCAGGGGTTGAGGGCGACCCGCAGCTATGCTGCGAGCCGCCCTCGTTATCGTGATAGGGCTCTTGGCCCGTCTCATTTGCCGTGTATGATCCTTCATGGTCTCCGGGTTGCAACCCGGTAGGTGACCAAGGGGTTGTATTTATACTCGTGCCATACCATCGGACTTACTGCTACGAGTCGGGCACATCCTTGTGCCCATTCAGCGTCCCGTGCTGTCAGCTTCCTCAGAACTTGAAGCCGTAGCGGTCGCCAGCCTTATTGGCGACGGTCTCCATGCGCGTCCGTTGCGCTATCTTCGCATTGTCGTCGGCAGCCTTGCGCTGCACGTTGCGAAGTCGAGCCTTCTCATCCAGCTCACCGAACAGGTCACGCGCCGTAAGATGGTCGGCGCAATACCCGGCGGAGGCCAGCGTGTTGATGGCAACCTGGTTGTCCAGGAGTCGCCGAGCATTGTCCTCGATGGACTTGTACTGCTTGGCCGAGCGGGGCAGTCTGCCCTGGTCGTCCTGGTAACCATCCGGCATGGCCTGACGGTCATAGATGAAGATATCCATGTTTTCCGCCATCGCCGGTGCGGTGTTGAACACGTCTTCGATGGTCGGGTTCTCACCGAACTCACCAGCGAACGTGGCAATCCACCACAGGTTGTTCACCTGACTGCGGCGAAGCCTCTCGGCCTCATCCTGCAGCAAGCTGTGCAGGTCCGTGGTCATGTGAAGGAGCCCGATGCAAGCCTTGGGCTTGTCATTGAGCAGGGGCAGCTTCGAGTCCACCGTGGGCGTCTCCGTTTTGGCCTTGTCTTTCGATTCACTCATCGTGATTACCTCTAAATAGTCTTCGAAATTGGTCCCTTCCTCCTCGCACCGTAGGAGTAGTTCTTCGGGGGTTGGGGCCGTGTCGGCTGTCATTTCAGCCATTATCAAGGGGTCTGTGGGGTATTCCACATGCACCTCCTATTGCACCGGGTCGGGATGACCCGATTCACACCGAGCAAGCGCACCAGACACGCGGGACGCGTGGCTGATACGCTTACTCTGCGTCTCCTTATTAGGTTTTGGCAGCGCCCTTACGGATCTGCCTGATGCCCTCAGTCATCCTCCACCGGTGCGCGTTGCGCATCTGGTTGACGATGACCGTTGCGTAGTTCTGCAACGGTATCAGGTCCGCAGGGATGCGGAACTGTTTGGGGTATGCGTTGGTAGTCTTTTTACTTGCCTCGGCCATATGTTGGTCTCCTTCTGATGGCTCTCACCTTACGCGTGGTCATCTGTACTACGTCGATGACACCTACGTAGAAAAAGAACATGAACACGAATCCTACGATTGCCTCAACCATATTGCACCGTCCTCACTTCAAGGTTGTGTTTGTTTGCGATGTTGATCATGTGCTGAGTGCCTTTACTCGCACCGTCCCAGAATGCAACCAGGTGAGTAGCGGTCTTCGCCATCTCCACGTTGCGATAGTAACCAGCAGCCCTGCCATGTGTGTTCCAATCAGCAGGGTAGCGTTCAACAGGTAGGTCACGATACTTGGCGTAGTCTTCACCCATCTGGTCAGCACCTTTAGCAGTGCCACTAATGATGGTGACGGTATCGCCCCTCGTTATCGCCTCACCGAAGTAGTGGTCCAGGGCACGCAATAACATATGCCAGTCGTCAAACCCACGTCCCCCAGCCACTATACATCGAATATCCATACGCACCTCACAGTGTAAAAGAAATAACACCATAGCAAGCGCACCTGCCGCAGCGGAGCCAGGCAGCGTTTACCTATTGTCATTGGCGTGTATACGTTCCTCCATGTTGGCCTCAGTTACGCAGCAGTCACCCAAGCAGTGATCCGGGTGCGGCTCTTCGTCCAGGGCGATGCTGGGGTTCCAGCCCTCAATGATCTCGCCGTTGCGAGTGGCATCATGCAAGATGTCCATCAGCTGACCGCGCTCTTCGATGCACATCTCAATAGACCTGAGTGCATCAGCCACGCTCACGATGAGCTTGACGGCGTCTTCGCCCATGTAGGGTGAGGCGGCCTTGCGCCCCAGTGCGATGATCTCCAGTTCGTTGTTCCAGTGATTGGTCATGTTGGTCTCCTTTAGGCCCACGTGGACCTGGTCCGGATGTCAGGGACCTGACATCTCACAAGGATAGGGCGAAGCACACGGATGTGCTCCGCCCTTGGTTATCAATCAACGCGTCTGAGCGGGTGATTGTGGCTATCGATGTCCTCTATGACATCGTAGTTGTTGTCCGCCGCGCAGCCGAACGACACGCAGAGGACTGCGTAGTCATTGTGCTCGGGGAAGTCGTACCACGAGTAGTCATCCTCGTAGAGGACAACCGACTCAGTGAACCGCAGCTCTTCCACCTCAATGGTGGGGATCGCGTTCTGCATATGTCACACTCCTTCAGTGTGTTGACGACGCACCCTGTTCACAGGGTGCTGTATATGCCCGGCGGAGTGCCGGGCTCTCAGTACTCTAGGGCGAAGCTGCTAAGCAGCTCCGCCCTGAGTACTGCGCGTTAAGCGCTAGAAGCAGAGGTCGTCACTCGTGACGACATCGTCTTCCACCTGCTCAGCCTCCGGCTGAGTGGTGGTGGCCTTCGCCACCGGCGTGGTGCCGTCGAAGTCGCCCTTGGCGACCTTCTGCAAGTACCACAGCTGCTTGCGTGTCTTCACATCCTGCGCAAGCAGGTCAGCCACCTGAGCTTCCAGCTCAGTGATGTGGGCCTGGGCCTTCGTGGCCCAGGTGGAGGCCGCCTCAAGGCGGTCCTCAAGTTCACCTACGGTGTTACCTATCGTGGTGACCACGTCTGCAAGCATCTTGACTGTTACGTTCGGCATAGCAATGTCCTCCTACGGACTGATGAATTACACCCTAGCAAGCGCTTCTCCCGCAGCGGAGCAAGGGAGGGGGATGTAATAATAGCGCTTCGCGCTTAGCAGTCGGCGCTCCGCGCCGTAGACATCTTAGGGACCCAAACTCGCAGTCGAATCCGAAGTGGGGTCCGGGCTCTCAGTTCCCAGGGGGGAGCAACCGTAAGAGCAATGCATCTGCTTTTCAAACATACCCAAAAACGGAGCGATTGTTCTCAATTTGGGTATGTTGCACCGTATACGCTGCAATGTGCTCTTGAGAGCACCTAAAGCCGGTTAATGTGCTCTATAGAGTACATTTTCACGGAAAACGTGAAGTCGAAACCATTTTTCACATGTTTCCGGAAACAAAACGGCTTTTCGTTACCGGAAACGGTTTTTCACAAAATTTTTCGTGGTACACTCCCGCTCAGAGTTGCTCTCCTCACGTAACTCGGCGTCAGGGATCCCCCGGTTCCGCCCCTCCTCGGGGCCGGGGGCTTCCACCCAACCCCACTTTCGTTTATCCTCCAGTCACTTATGACTGGAAAACGATCACGTGATGGCGAGAAGGTCAAGATCTTCATCGAGGAGATGGGGCTCGGGCGCATGCCTACGCAGGCCGCCAGGCGGGCCGGATACGCCAGTCCATACAAGGTGGGGAAGGATCTTATAGCAGATTGCGATATTCTCGCTCAGATCCAAGAAATTCAGCTCGTCAACCGCAGGAACGCCGAGATGGGGCGCGAGGAGGTCATGGCGAACCTGCTCGAAGCCTACCGCATGGCGAAACTCACCGACGATCCGCAGTCCATGATCCGCGCCATGGCAGAAGTTAACAGAATGTGTGGGCATTACGCCCCAGAGAAGAAGGAGATTGAACTTACCGGGCACGCTACTGTCGTGCATGCGGAGATCCAAGCGCTCAGCAAGGAGGATCTGCTCAAGCTCCTCGGCGAGCCCGAAGAAACCCCCCTCTTGGAAACCCAGCGTTTGGGTGATGGTACCTACATCGTAGGTGACGAAGATGAAATCGAAGACGTGTGAAGCCTGCGGCGTTGAGAAGCCGCTTCGGGGCTTCGGGCGTCGCGCTTCGACCAAGGCAGAGCAGGACGAACACGGCCTCAAGAAGGCCACTTTGCTCCCGAGAGACGTCTGCATCCTCTGCGAGGCCAACGCCGACCGGCATGCCCTCCAGCAAGAAAATCGTGACCACCAGAGAGCGGCCTTGGAGAAGGAGATACGCGTCCAGGAGCGGCAGAAGGCGGTAAAAGCGGCGAGAAACGACATTCGGCGGGCAAACCGGGCAAGAACGAAGTCCCAGGCCGCCAGGCAGGAGCTTTTGGAGCGCGAGCTGTCGAGAAAGTCACTTTTGGGCTTCACGAAGCGATATTCGCCCAATTATTTGGCCGGATGGATCCACGTCGACATCTGCAACCGGCTGGAGAAGTTCGTGAAGCAGGTTGCGGCCCGCCAGAACCCCAGATTGATGCTTTTCGTGCCACCCCGGCACGGCAAGAGCAATATCGGCTCTCAGCACTTCCCGGCGTGGACCCTGGGCCACTATCCGGACTGGGAGTTCATCGCTGCGTCCTACGGATCGAGCTTGCCGATCAAATTCTCCCGATATGTCCGTGGACTGCTCCGAGACCCAAGCTACCAGGCCCTCTTCCCGGATACCCGCCTCGACAAGGAGAACGAGAACGTGGAGGGCTGGAGCACGACCCGGCGGGGCGGCTACATCCCGGCGGGCGTCGGCGGAGGTATTACCGGAAAAGGAGCCAACATCCTCGTGATCGACGACCCGGTGAAGGACGCTGAGGAGGCCGATTCGGAGGTTTCCCGCGAGAGCGTCTGGGATTGGTACGGATCGACCGCTCTGACCCGGCTGGCTCCGGAGAGTGGGATTTTGGTCATTCAGACCCGCTGGCACGACGACGATCTCTCCGGGCGGCTCATCGCGCAAATGCGCGACGCGTACAAGGAGATGGAGGGCATGCAGCGCGAGGTCCAGGAACTGCTCGACCAGCAGTTCAGCGACGACGAGATCGACGAGGTCAAGTACACCATGATGCTCGCCGACGCCCAGCGGGGTCTTCGCGAGCGCATCGACGAGATCGACACCTGGGAGATCGTGAGCTACCCGGCCATCGCCGAGTACGACGAGTACCAAGCGCCGAGTGGCCGCACCTACTTCGTGGACCCCCTGTCCTCGACCGTGGTGGTGCCCGACAGTATCTACGTGCCGCCCGACGTGATGTCAGTGGAGCCTGACATTCAAGAATGTCGCCTCTTGCGTAAACAGGGCGAAGCGCTCCACCCGGCGCGGTACCCAGTGTCCCAGCTTCGGCGGCGGAAGAACGCTATGCAGCCCCGTCACTGGCATGCGCTGTACCAGCAGAACCCGGTTCCAGACGAGGGCAACTACTTCAAGAAGGAGCACTTTCGTTACCATCTTGGGCACATCCCTTGCGCCGACAAGCCCATCGGCATTGCCTGGGATTTGGCGGTGGGGAAGAAGCAGGTCAACGACTACACCGTGGGCGTGGTCGGATGTCTCGACTACAACGGCGACCTGCAGATCATCGACATGCTGCGGGGCCGATGGGACACGCATGAGAGTGCGAAGATGATCTTGCAGACCTACCAGAAGTACCGACGCATGACGACGCAGATGGTGATGGTCGGCATCGAGCGCGGTCAGCTGGAGCTGGCAGTTCGCCCAGAACTCAATCGGTTACAGAAGGAATTGTGGATTTACCCACCGTATGACGAGGAATTGAAGCCGTTGACGGATAAACTTATCCGTGCAAGGCCACTTCAGGGTATGATGCAGGCCGGAACGGTCGTGTTTGCTGACCAAAACGAGGCCGCCTGGGTGGAAGTGATGGTCCATGAACTGTTACGATTCCCCAATGGGACCTTCGACGATTGTGTCGATGGTCTCGCCTGGCTGGTGAGGATGATCGAAAGGAACTTCAGCCGACCCATGGACCCTGGGAAACGGGCGGCGAAGAACGCTCGGAGACGGAAGAATTATCTGACGGTCAAAGAGCGGCTTCGAGACGAGATGAGGAAATCAGATCAGGGCACTGACCCAATGGCAGCATAGGTATCGACATGGCTGGTACGACTTCAAAGTCCAAGAAAGGGCTCAAAGCAGGATTCAGGAAAGCAGCAGAAGCAGGTGCTCGTGCGGGAGCAGTTGGCGCGGGAGTCATTCGCAAAGTTCTGAGGAAAAGACGCGTGCGCTCCAACATCGACACAGGAGCACTGAGCTAATGGCAAAGCCGACGTTACGAGACGCGAAACCCAAGATACGCACCTTACCTCTTCGCCCGAAAAAGACGAAGAAGAAGAAGGTCAAGAGCGGTCCCACCTATGGCTAATCGACGCACTGATCGCAGTGACGCCCGCAGCCGCGTGCGGCCCACACACCGTAGAGCATCCGATCAACCGAGAGCTACGAAGCGGAATGCTGCGTTCGCAGCTGGCGGCGCGACGGCTGTGGTCGCAGGTGCCAAAGGGCTCAAGAGGGCCTTCTCGAAACCCGAGCGTGGTAAGAGGCGCATTGCTTTCAAACCAATCCGTAAGACTCCCTCGAAAGGCGCTTTTGCAAAAGAGCTTGCCAAGAAGGTGAAGAAGTAATGGCTGACCTAACGACAGCGAAGAAAGGCGAGCGTGTAACGCTCAAGGGCGGCAAGGTTGTCATCTCTGACGGCAAAGGCGGCGGTCGTGTAGACCGTCCGAAGAAGACGAAGAGAGTGAGGCCAAGCAAGCCGACGAAGAACAAGCCGAAGCCGAAAACGAAACCGGCAGAGACTACTGTACAGCGAGGACTACGCGCCGTGGCAAACCAAGGCAGCACGCTTGAGCGTCTAGCTGCACAAGCGAAAAGGAAATGAACGATGGCAGGCATAGTAGAAGGCATCAAGAAGCGGATCCGCAGCGCGTTCCCAGGACTGAATCGAAAGAAACAGCTACAGGGACTGGAAGAGCGGCAGACAAACCCGACCAAGGCGGAACGGGTTGTAGTGCGCCCGTCGAAGGTCGTAAAGAAAAGAGTCGTAAAGAAGTAGACCCTCACGGGTTTGATGTTGTTTGCACTCAGCCGAGGTAGGTAATGGTACAAGACGTCACGACAGCGGAAGAGAACTGGAGCCGGTACACGTTTGCGCGTGACAACGGTCATCTGGACTTTGTACGCATGGCAAACGTAGGCGAGCAGTATTTTTACGGTAATCAGTGGCGCGAGGAGACTCGACGCAAGCTGACTGCGCAATTCAAGCCGGTAATCACGGTCAACAAGATCTGGGCCGCGATGCTCGTCGTGATGGGCGAGATGTTACAAGTGCAGGGCGATGTTGCGTTCGAACCGACCGCAAGTGGTGATCCGGAAGTCGCGGAAGCGCTTACGAAGGTCTACCGCTCGATTTTACGCTCGAATGACTTCGCAACGCATGAGGCGGAAGTTTTTGACTCCGGCATCATTCGCGGGCGCGGTTTCTTCGACGTACGACTGAATTTCAACGACCAGTTGCAGGGCGAAGTGAAAATACGCTCTGTGAACAGTAAGAACGTCGTTATCGACCCCGACGCGTGGGAATACGATCCTGACACTTGGAAAGAAGTGTTTTACACGCAGTGGATGACTTCGAACGAAATCAAGACGCTTTTCAACGAAGAGGACGGTGCAGCGCTCGAAAGAACCGACCCGCGCACGTTCCGCTTCGGTATTGACTCAAGCGACTCCCTCATGAACACCTACGGAGGTGCTGTACGCGTTGGGCAGAACCGCAGCGCGAACATGCACCCTTCATTCTTTCCCCAGTCCCGTTCAGCATTCGATTCGAAGGTGCGTCGAATAATCCGCGTGATCGAGCGTCAGTACAAAGACATCGATAAGGTAGATCACTTTGTGGATCGCAAGACCGGAGATATGCGCCCTGTTCCCGAAACATGGGATGAGGAGCGCGTAAAGGCACACGTCCAGGAAAACGACTTCCTGATCCTGCCGAGACGTATCGAACGTATTCGATTCACGACGACTGCCGACGACCGCGTGCTGTTCGACGACTGGGTACCCTTCAAGCACTACACGCTCGTTCCCTACTTCCCCATCTTCCACGAGGGGCGTGCGATAGGGCTGGTAGAGAACCTCATCTCGCCGCAGGACATGCTCAACAAGACGCTCTCGCAGGAGCTGCATGTCATCAACACGACTGCGAACAGCGGCTGGCAGATGGAAGAGGATGCACTGACCAACATGGATCCGGAGGAGCTGGAGCAACGCGGCGCGGAGACCGGCATCGTGCTGGTGCGTCGGCGTGGCACGCAGCCCCTGGAGAAGATCGAACCCAACAACGTACCTACTGGTCTGGACAGGATGACATTCAAGGCGGACGAGTTCGTCAAGGAGTTGTCAGGTGCTTCAGACAGCAAGCGGGGGTTTGACCGGGCTGACGTGTCCGGTAAAGCTATTCGCGCCAAGCAGTTCGCGGGAAGCGTGAACTTCGCCAAGGCGCTCTTCAATCTCGTGCATACCAGGAAGCTGGTTGCACGAAACGTGGTCGACATCGTCCAAGAGCACTACACTGAGGAACGCGTCTTCCGCGTGGCTCCTGCCCGCCTGGGCGGTGAGAGCGAAGAGATTCGCGTCAACGTGAACAGCCCAGGGGACGAAGAGAATCCAGCTGGTACGGTCGTTAACGACCTGACCCTGGGCGAGTATGACGTGGCGATTACCGACGTGCCTCTGAACGACACCTTCGAGGAGTCGCAGTTCGATGAGGCGGTGCGGATGAAGGAACTGGGCGTGCCCATCCCTGACGACGTGTTGATCGAGACTTCCAAGCTGTCTCGCAAGCATGAAATCGCTCAGCGGGTGCGCGAGGCCAATGAGGGCGGCGAGGCCAGTCCAGCGGAACAGAAGCTGGCTGAGCTGGAGGTCGCGCTCAAAGAGGCGGAGGTCCAGACCAAGCAGGCCACAGCCAAGAAACAGGAGGCCGACGCGGCCAACGCCATCGCTCAGGCACAGGCTACCCTCGCTGAGGCGCAGGGCGGCGCGGACGACGGTGGCGCGGCGCTACAGGTCGAACAGGCCAAGAATCAGATGGAGATCGCGAAGTTGCAGCAGGAACTGCAGCACGCGGAGCGGATGGCTCAACTGGCGGAACAGAAGCTGAAAGTTGAGATCGAGATCGCTCGCCGGAAGGCGAACGAGGAAATCAGGGCAGCGCGGGTCAAGTCCGCGCAGGATGCCCGTATAGCGAGAGAGAAGGCAGCGACAGATGCAGAAGTCAAGAAAACCACAGCAGCGGCTAAAGCTAGTAGCGACAGTTCAAGCAAGTAGCGGGTTCTTCCCCGGTATGGAACTGGCTGAACTGATTGAGAAGTTTGCTGGATTCGTGCGGCAAAGCACGTATACTGGCGAACTTGAAAACACAGGCGCTTTCCTGGACATGTCCGGGGGGGTGACTTGGGAACACGAGGGTAATGCTGATGGCACGAGTGAAAGCTCCAAAGAAGGATAGCTTCGAGGATTTTGAGATCCGAGAGGATATGCGGACGCTCCAGCGTGCCCGCGAAGTTATGGGTGACACCAAGCGCATGGCGCAGGTGAAGTCCTTGGTGAAGAAAGAGACAGAGTCACTCAACAGTATTGAAAAGGGGCTCCGTCGAATGAGAGGTAAGTGAGATGTTTGTGTTGAAAGAGAGAGTGCAGGATAAAGAAGACGGGACTGGGTCAGGCGGCGGAGCCGCTGACGACGACCAGACCGTGCAGCCCGGACCTGGGGAAACCAAGGACTCCGTGGCAGCTTTGAACGCCGACAGAGGCGACGACAAAAAGGACGACAAAAAGGACGACAAAGCGGACGCTGACGACGACAAAAAGGCCGCAAAAGCCGACGACAAGGACGATAAGGCTGACGACAAAGCGGACGACAAAGCGGACGACAAGGATGACGAAATCAAGGGCATCCCCAAGTCCCGGCTCGATTCAGCCCTATCCCGTGCCCGCCAGGCCGAGAAGGAGCTGCGCGAGCTACGCAACAAGCCCCAGGAACCGGCCCCGGATAAGGCAGCGGCTGATGATGCCGATGACGATACTCTGACGATCCCCCAGGCTGAGAAGCGGGTATCGGACCTCGACATCGAGATCGCCAAGGCGATGAAGGATGAAGAGGACGAGACCGGTGCCAAGCTGGCTGTCCTCCTACGCGAGCAGCGTGAGCTGCAGGAAGGCATCCAAGAGGCCAAGGCGGAAGATCAGCGTGGCGACGACCGCGCCCTGACTGCCGAAGAGATTCAGTTTGACCGCGTGGTCAATGAGCTGGAGGACCAGATCCCACAGCTCAACCCGGACCACAAGGACTACGACGAGGATCTCGTCGGCGAAACCATCACCCTCGCCCAGGCTCTGAACAGCCAGGGGCGCACCCAGGCTGACTCCATGCTGCTGGCTGTGGACTACATGTCCGGTAAGCTGGGCATCGGCAAGGACACCGTCGCTTCGGTGAAGAAGGAGACGGACATCGCGAAGAACGTGGAGACGGCAAAGAAGCTGCCCCCCGACATGACCGAAGCCAAGGGTATGGCCTCCGACAAAGGAGGGGTCACGAAGGACACGGGCAAGGTCGCGGATATGACCGATGCTGAGTTCAACGCCCTCGCGGACGATGAAGACAGATTAGCGTTCTTGCGCGGGGATGCCCTATAGGGTTACACTTCGCACAATTCGGTTGGCGTACGACATGACGCCTGTGAATCGAAACCACACAAAAGGGTCGTTTTCGGCTCCGTCACGATAGAGCGGACGTACTATTTCAGGACATCCAACGAGGATATAAGACAATGGCTTTGACCAATTTTGCTTCGCTCACCGATGAGCAGAAGACCATTTGGGCCAAAGACACCTGGAAGAACGCTCGTAACGCAGCGTTCCTGAATCGGTTTCTAGGCGACGGCAACAACAGCATGATCCAGCGGATCAGCGAGCTTCGTCGAACCGAGAAGGGAGCGCGTGCAGTCATCACCCTGGTCAAAGACCTTGAGGGTGACGGTGTCGCGGGTGATCGGACTCTGGAAGGTAACGAGGAAGCGATTCTCTCGTTCGACCAGGTCATCCAGGTGGACCAGCTTCGTCACGCCAACCGCCACGAGGGTCGTATTGCCGACCAGCGTTCGGTTGTCGAATTCCGGGAGAACTCCCGAGACGTGCTGGCCTACTGGCTCGCAGATAGACTCGACCAGATGGCGTTCCTTGCAATGACGGGTGTGGCTTTCACTCTCAACAACGATGGTTCAGCCCGGACGGGCTCCGACCTTCCGTTCTTGGAGTGGGCTGCGGACGTTACTGCGCCGACGACTCTTCGGCATAGGAACTGGGACGACAGCGCCGACGCGCTGGTGGCGGGTGATACCGCGACCATCGCTGCCGACGATCTTCCCAGCTGGCGCATGCTGGTCAAAATGAAGGCGTTCGCGAAGATCAACTTCGTACGCCCGATCAGGGGAGAAGGTCCCTTCAGCGGTGCTGTCATGTACAACGTGTTCATGCACCCGGATGCCATCGCGCATCTCAAGCTGGATCCGGATTTCCTCGCAGCCTGGCGTAACGCGATGCCCCGTTCAACGGGCAACGTGCTTTTCAAGGACACCGACGTGTACTTCGTCGATGGCCTCGCCATTCGCGAGTTCTTCCACGTGTTCAACACCCTCGGTGCTGCGGGTGGTAGCAAGTTCGGAGCAGGCGGCAACGTCGACGGCTCCAGCACGCTGCTCTGCGGTTCCCAGGCCCTGGCTTTCGCCGACATCGGTGATCCGTACTGGGTCGAAGAGGGATTCGATTACGAGAACCAGCAGGGTATCTCGTTAGGAAAAATGTGCGGTATGCTGAAGCCAGTCTTCAGAAGCCACGCGTCCGGTACTGACGAAGACTTCGCTATCGTTCGCGTCAATCACGCAATCTAAGAGGTACTGAAAATGGCTGCGATTCAGAAAGATCAAAACCGACAGTGGCCTCTGAGTCTGGAGAAGACCATTCTCTTCAGCGACGACTTTGGCGACGACTCAGCCGCCCAAACCACCGTCGTAGTTGAGCTGGCTCGACTCCCAGTTGGAGCACGCGTCACCGGCGGCGAGATCGTCGTCGAGGTAGTGTGGGACAACGGTACTACGGCAACTGTGGACATTGGTGATGTCACCGATCCGGACAGGTACACGGCTTCC